TGGGACACGGATGAAAATCCACGGGCGAGAATTCAGGCTCATTAACGATGACTCTGTTGAAGCAACTATTGACGACCCCCGTGGCGTTCAGCGCGTTTAAGGAGTAATCATGGCAGAAATTGAAAAAACCACGTTTACATTCCCGGACGAAGTAGAAGCAAAAAACCCCCGCGAGGGTGGGCGAGTTGTAACTACTGAAGTTGAGATTATTGACGACACCCCCGAGGTAGATCGCAACCGCAAACCAATGACGGAAGAGCCGGTTGACCCCACCGACGAAGAGCTTGAGGCGTACTCTGAAAGCGCCAAGAAACGAATCAAGCACTTTACCAAGGGCTACCACGAAGAGCGTAGGGCAAAAGAATCTGCTTTGCGGGAACGCGAAGAGGCTATTCGCATGGCTCAGGCTATTGCCCAAGAGAACCGAAACTTAAAAGGTTCTTTGCATCAAGGACAGCAAGTTCTCATTGAGCAAGCCAAAAAAGAAGTGTCTACTGAGCTTGAGGAAGTTAAGCGGGAATACAAAACTGCTTACGAATCAGGCGATTCTGACGCTCTGGTTGCGGCGCAAGAGAAAATGACCGCTGCCAAGATGAAGGAAGACCGTGTAAATAATTACCGGCTTGCTCCTTTACAAAACGATATTCCTGTGGTAAAAACGCCACAAGCCACTGTTGATAAAAAAGCAGAGGAATGGAAAGAGAGTAATGATTGGTTTGGTAACGACGACGAGATGACGAGCTTTGCGCTTGGGCTTCACATGAAACTTGTGAAATCCGGAGTAAGTCCTCAGTCTGACGATTACTACCAAAAAGTTGATTCGCGTATGCGACAAGTGTTTCCCGAGAAATTCGACTCTGAGGAAACCGCTGATGCTCCTACTCAGCGCAGTAAAACGAATGTGGTTGCACCGGCCACGCGCAGCACAGCCCCTAAAAAGATTGTGCTAACGCAGACTCAAGTGAATATCGCCAAAAAGCTAGGCGTTCCTTTGGAACTCTATGCTCGCAAGGTTGCTGAAGAAATGAGGAAATGAAAATGACTGGACCCCGTACAACTCGTGATACTGAAGTTCGTTCAACGCTGGAGCGCCCAAAACAATGGATGCCCCCACAGCTTCTGCCTGATCCACACCCGGAAGAAGGCTATGCTTTTCGTTGGATTCGCACCAGTACGCTCGGTAACGCTGATCCCATGAACATTTCTTCAAAAATGCGTGAGGGTTGGGAACCAGTAAAGGCTTCAGAGCATCCTGAGATTCAGCTAATGGGCGCTAAGACTAACGTTCCAGATAGCATAGAAATCGGCGGCTTGATCCTTTGCAAAACACCTATTGAGTTTGTCAAACAACGGGATGATTTTTATCAAAAACAATCCGAAGGGCAGATGAATTCAGTGGACAACAACTTTATGCGCGAGAACGATCCCCGTATGCCTCTCTTCCGGGAACGGCAAACCAAGGTATCTTTCGGGCGCGGAACTTAACTTAGGAGTCCTTAAATGGCATCAGTTGCTTCACCCTACGGGCTAAAGCCCATTAACCTGCTCGGCGGTCAGTCGTATGCAGGTAGCACCCGCACGTATCTTATTGATCCTGCTGGCTCTGCTTCTTCCATCTACAACGGTTCCCCCGTTTACATCAACGCCAGTGGTTATCTGGCTGTAGCTACCGCTACCGGCGCAGACGCTACTACCAATGGTTTCCCCACTGGTACAGCTAACACCGGCATCGTTGGCGTGTTCGTTGGTTGCTCTTATGTAAACACACAAGGTCAACAAATCTTTGCTCAGTACTACCCCACAGGTGTAACTGGCGTAGTTACCGCTTATGTGGTTGATGACTACGACGTTGTGTTCCAAGTCCAGTCCGCTGGCTCGGTAACCCAAGCTGCCGTTGGTTCAAACGTGTTCTTCTCAACAAGCGCCGTGGCAACTGGCTCTACTTCCACTGGAAACTCTACGGCTTCTGTCGTGGCTGGTTCCTCTGCTGTAACTACCACTGCCGCTTTCCGTGTTATCGGTTTTGCTTCCCCCGTTGGTGATGCGTTCACCGACATTCTGGTGAAGATTAATCCCGGCTACCACACCTATACCAACGCTGTTGGCCTGTAAGGAGTTAAATCATGGCAATTTCACGCGCACAACTACTGAAGGAACTCCTTCCCGGCCTCAATGCTTTGTTTGGCATGGAGTACGCTCGTTACGGCGAAGAGCATAAAGAGATTTATGAGCAAGAGTCGTCTGAGCGTTCTTTTGAAGAAGAGACCAAGCTGGCTGGCTTCAGTGCCGCTCCGGTGAAGAACGAGGGACAAGCCATCGCGTATGACAACGCGCAAGAGGCATGGACCGCTCGTTATAACCACGAGACCATCGCTATGGGTTTCTCCATTACCGAAGAGGCAATGGAAGACAACCTGTACGACAGCCTGTCGGCTCGTTATACCAAGTCCCTCGCACGGGCTATGGCTTACACGAAGCAGATCAAAGCTGCCGCCATCTTGAACACCGGCTTTACCGGCTCTGGAAATCCCACCTACGGTGACGGCCAAGTTCTATTCTCCACTGCTCACCCTCTGGTTAGCGGCGGCACGAACAGCAACCGCCCAACCACTGGCGCTGACCTGAACGAAACTTCCCTTGAAGCGGCTGTTATTCAGATCGCTGCTTGGACGGATGAGCGCGGTCTGCTGATTGCTGCAAAGCCTAAGAAGTTAATCGTTCCTCCTCAACTCCAGTTCGTCGCAACCCGACTGCTGGAAACCTCGTTGCGTGTCGGCACAGCCGATAACGATATCAACGCGCTGAAGAGCAATGGTTCGATCCCAGGCGGATATTGCATCAACCACTTCTTGACCGATACGAACGCATGGTTCCTGACCACTGACGTTCCGAATGGCTTGAAGCACTTTGTTCGTATGCCTTTGGCTACGTCAATGGATGGTGACTTCGACACGGGCAACCAGCGCTATAAGGCTCGTGAGCGTTATTCATTTGGAGTTTCTGATCCGTTGGGTATTTTTGGTTCGCCGGGCAGCAGTTGACACGTAAAGTGTACCGATAGAAGGGGGCTTAGGCTCCCTTTTATTTTGATGCTGCGATATTTTTTAAGTGTGTTATACTGTCGGTACTTTTTAGGAGTATTCAATGACACGTTGCATTTATAAAATTATCAACATCAAAAATAACAAGTTTTACGTTGGAAGCGCGGTTAACCTTACAAAACGCAAGCAGAAACATATTTGGAAGTTGCGGAGCGGGGACCATCCAAACAAACATCTACAAGCTGCATGGATTAAGTATGGGGAAACTGCTTTTATCTTTGTGCTTGTGCAGATTGTTGCTGAGGGGGTGGACTTACTTGAAGAAGAGAATTGGTGGTTGCAGCAAAGCGTTGGAAAACCAAACTGCTACAACATTGCTGAAAGCGCAACCGCGTTTGGGCTTGGAAAAAGCGGCAAAAAAAACGGTATGTTTGGGAAGACTTTCACCCACACGCCAGAAGCAAAAGCAAAAATTGCTGCTGCTGGAAAATGTAGAGTGCGCTCAAAAGAATCTGTAGAAAAGTACCGAGCAAAACGTAAAGGAATGCCGGTATCAGAAGCGCAAAAAGCACAAATTAGCAGAACCCTATCTGGTGAAGGTAACTTCTGGTACGGAAAAGAGCGCTCAGACGAGTTTAAAGCGAAGATACGCAAAGCAGTTGTGGTAACAGACCAAACTGGGAAAGAGACTGTTTACGAGAGCATTCAGTTGTTAAGGAATGCTTTACAACTCAAGCCGACTACTGTGAACCGTGCTTTGAAATCTGGTTCCCCACTAGCAAGAGGGCCGCGTGCAGGTTTGTCGTTCAAATACCTTGCGCCAGCCATTGATTCCTGATATATTGCAGCTACTCCGGGCTTTCCGGTGCATTAGACAGCCCCGGCTGACGACATACAGACTAATGCGCCTAACTTGTATGTAAGGAAAAATCATGGCACGCACCACGTTCCAAGGCCCACTTCGTTCATTGGGTGGCATCTATCAACAAGGCCCTGCTGCTGTTGTTGCAATCACAGCTTCAACTACGTTGACCCCTGAAGCCCACGGCGGGCGCATCATTACTGTTGGCGGCTCTTTGGCAGCAAACGTCGTTTTGACTTTGGCAACTATTAGCGCAGCAACAAACCCCATTACTTCTGGCCCCGGTCAAGACCCCAATACGCTGAACAACGAAGGCGTTGTTTACACCATCTGGGTTCCCACTACCATCTCCACCAGTTCGTTGAAGATTGGTACTGACGGTACTGACAAGTTTATTGGTTCGGTACTTTCCGTGGACACCGATACCTCTGGTGCAGTGGTAGGCTTTACCGCTGGCGCAAGCGACGACTTCATCAACTTTAACGGCACCACCACTGGTGGCGTAGCAGGCACATGGGTTCAGATCGTTGCTGTTGATGCGTTGAAATACATGGTCAACGGCAATGTGTTGGGCACAGGCACTGTTGCTACACCGTTCGCTACTTCGTAATCAACCTCGGGGTTTCGGCCCCGTTTTTAAAGGAGATTGGTATGTCAAAGACTAATTACTCACCCACGTTTCCGATGTATCCGGGGGATGCGGGGGCTGTAACCACGAGCGACACAGTTGCGTTTTCTACACCTTCTATCGTGTTTGTGGGCGGCGGCGGTACTGTGCGTGTCCTGACTGCACAAGGCAGTGACGTTACGTTTGTTGGTGTGTTGGCGGGTTCTATTCTGCCTGTGCAAGTGGCGCGTGTTTACGCAACCACGACGACTGCTACCAACATGGTCAGGATTTTCTGATGTCATTCGGATTCGGCATGGGGTTTCCACGGGCGGCATCTGCTGCCGGGGGGCCTACGTTGAATTTCCAGTTTGCTGGCAATACCGAAATATCCTCGCAGATTACCTTCACCCGCGCTAGCACGGGCAGCTTTTTCAACTCTGCCGGCACATTAAGCAGCGCCGCTACTAACGCCCCTCGCT